CTGTCAATGCTACATCTTCATCAAATGTACCTGCTGTAATATCTTCTGTAAGTGTTTGTATATCTTTGAAGTTTTCTGTTATCTGTGCAATATTTGAAAATATTACTGTAGCATTGTTGCTTTCATTACCTAATTTATCTACAGCTTTTATAAGAAAAGCACCACTTCTTGTGTTTGTAGTTATTGATGTTCCAGATGTTCTAGGCACTTGAAGCCAATTTACTGACTTGTTCCATTGTGCATTTGATGTCACATTTTGATACCTTATCTCATAGAATGATATATCTAAATCTGTGTTTGCGTCCCAATTTAACTGCATTTGTGAACTACCAAGCATATTGACCGAAAAGTTTTGCACATCATTTGGTGGCTCTGTAGCACCCACAATTTTTCTACTTGCTGTAATAGATGATGATGAAATCCCAAGTGTATTTATGGCTCTGCATCTTACTTCATAAGTGATATCATCAACCACATTTAACATTTCATAGTTAAGTTCTGTGCCTTGACCAATAATCTTGAAATCTGTTTCTGTGCTTTTTTTTGCTTCTACAACATAATATTGAACAAAATTATCTGTAGATGCACCAATAACTATATTCAATCTTGTAATAACAATACCTTCTGAATATTCTATTAACTCGTCTGATAATGTGATTGATGCAGGTGCTTGAACTGTGAATGGATCTGGTAAATTAGTATCTGGTATTGTTGCAGGTGCTGATTGTGTTTCAAATGTGTAAAAGCTATCTTG